ATCCATTCTTGCAGTCCCCTCAATTTTTTTGAGAGAGATGCCAATTAAGGACTTGTCATTAAACCTTTGAAGAAGTGCATTATTTAAGCAGTCGATAGTATTTTCTCTATCCAAATGTTTTTTGACTTCCTCCATTGCAGATTTCTGCACCATCCAGATATCAGCAGGATTCCATTTATCTTCTGAGGAGAGATTGGTTTGACCCTTTACTCTACCAAATGCTTTTTTAATTGCTCCATCATCAAGAAGTCTATCTCCCCTAACAAACATGTATCCCGATCCACCAACCTCTTTAAATATTTCATTTGCTCCTTTCTGAGATCCTTCTTTCCATTCTTTTGGAAGACCCATAATGTCTTCTAGTTTTGCACCGCCCACATCAACATGGTCCATACCACATTTAAGATCTTCTTCAGTATAGATCTCTTTATCACCACAATAATATCTCATGGCAGCGTATACACACTGTGCTGCTTCTTGAATTGCTGTTGCAGCTGCTCCACCGCCAGATCCTTTTGATCCATTTGGTTTTACAAGAATTCTAATATATTTCTTTTCATTACCTATCAAATATACATCCAACTCCGTTTCCTTTTCTAACACCTTAGCAATAACTCCATCACCATCAAGAGATGCTTGTATGTTAGCAGCTGCTGTTACTCTTTTTGTTTGTGGTACATAGACCACCATCTCAACAACTTTCTTTGCTCTAGGATTTTCGTTAGCGTTTTTTACATCAAAGAGATAGTAAGAATAATCTTCTCCACCCAATGCACCCATGACTTTTTCAAAAGTCTTTACTGCATCTTGAGGAATTGTAATTGCCATAGGAATACGCTCCACCGACTGTTACAAGTATTTAGAATAACTTTATTAAAAAATTACTCCCAACCTTCGCCCATAATTTCAAGAATCTTTTCAATCTCTTCGGCGGTGAACTTACCACTCAGTTCCAGTTCTTCTTGACGGAGTGACTTACGACGCTTCTTCTCTACTTGTTTATCAGTAAGAACTTCTCCTTTACCACGATTAGCATCGGGGTCATAGTTTTTAGGAGGAGTATAGTCACTTCCAAAGGACTTAATGTTAGATCTTACACGAGCAGAGTGTTGCTTATTGCTAGTACGACGTGAGTCTTCATCAACCTGCTCTACTTCCTCTTTCTTGAACTTGGGATTACTTTCATATTGCTCTGTTTTTTTCTTATTATACTGAGGATGGTCATCCATCTTCATACCACGTTTAATTTCAAGACGTGCCTTGCGCTCAGCAGTTCCTTTCTCAGGGTCCATGTCACGAACACCCTCTGACATTTTCTTTTTGCCCATTGCTTTACCAATGGCAGCACGACGCTTCATCAAATACTTATCTGTGCTGTCCTTCTTACCGTCATTATTAACATCACCATCTTCCTTACCAACAGGATCAAGTCCTTCTTTTGTCAGTTTATTATAAAACTTGATATCTCTTTGCATCTTATCAGCATTTGCTTTTCCCTCTGATGGGGAAAGTTTCTTATCACCTGCTTTTCTTTCGGCGGCAGCTGCCTTTCTCATTTCAGTATCTTGCCCTTTCACCTCTTCACCAAAATGGGGATTTTTCATCTTCCCCATCTTTTCCATGGCTTTGCGTGCCTTTTCATTATTCTCTTGGCGTTTCTTCATATCCGTCTCTAGATACGAATCATCTTTTTTCGTGCTGAGTTGAGTATATGCCTCAGCGAGATTTTTAAGATCTTGAGCGTTCATTTCTAGACACGATTATTCCTAAAGAATATTTATAATGTTCAACATTCGTCAGGACCAACTGGTTTTGATTTCTCAAGTTCTGCCTCAATCTGTTCATCTAATTGACGAATAACTTCACGAATAATAATCGTTTGCTTTCCAGGAAATTCATAACTATCCTGTGCAGTATGTCTAAACAAGAACTCACGTACAAGTGCTGCGTTATGAATATTCAGTTTAAGATCGATATCGATGATTTTACAACTCACAGGTCTCCCTCCTTACGGTTTTCAGATTTATGCACGTCAAATTCTCCACCAGGATAACGTGCCTTAAGTTTTTCTACATTCATTTCGATGACTTCATCAAAGGTAGTGTCAAGTGCCATACAGGCCTGAGCAATATACCAACAGATATCACCTAGTTCACGCTTCATGTGAAAGACATTATCTGCAGTATAAGGTTTGCCCTGCAGAAAAATCTTCTTCACAACTTCAGTAAACTCTCCAGATTCAGCAGTCAAACCAAGTGCGGCAGTTAGAAGTTGAGGAACATTAGTGCCATTCACTTCCAACTCACTAAGACGAGCAGCAAGAATAGGATAGTCAAGACTAGGAGCACTGGTAACTCCTTCTACAAATTCAAGGTATTTTTCGGTGTCTACAGTCATTTTAAATCAATAGGTTTAGAATCAGATTCGGGGAGGTTTTGTTGAGTGGGGATTGTTTGACCACCAACCTCAATGTATTCTACTTGTTTCCAGCTACCACCAACACCACCGTCCATATTGACTACGATGCCACTAGTAGGAAGTTGCTTACCATTGGAGACATCAATGATATCACCAGGAAGAGGATTGAATGTAAAATAGTGTCCATCCCAGCATTTGTTTCTGGAATGCATAAGATTGACCGCATCTCTTTCGATACCACAGTCAGCGATCTTTTTACCGTCTGGATCGAAGACCGAGTAGTAACCGTTCAAAACTTAAATCCCTCAAATGATTTTTTAGGTTTTTGTTCCTCATAAGTATACTCCTCATCTTGTCCACTGTCAAGGATATCATCCTGTGCAGACTGCTCACAGTCATACAGACGCATCTTGGCACGATCAATACCAACCACAAAGCGTTTGAAGATGCTGAGATCATTGTATCTATTCTTCAATTGCTTCACCATAATTTGCCCGAGTCCTTCAAGATCTTCAGTTGAAATAAGGGCAAACATAAGATCAGCAGTAGCAGGCAACCCAAAGGACTCACTTGTATCAGTAAGCTCCACATCAGAGCTGCCATAACCAGAACGAGTGGTCTGGGTGGCAGATACGATAGGGACGTTTGCCTCGCAAGCGAGTCCTCTAAGTTCTTCAGCAATTGCCTTGACAACTGTATATGAATTGACATTGCTACCTGCGCGATACCGCTGGGAAGCACATATATTAAGGTAATCAACAAAAATAATATCAGGTCTAAATGACTTCTTAAGTGCGAGTTCATTAAGAAGTGACCTAAAGTGGCCAGCATGTGCAGTTGCAGTAGGATACTCCTTAATAATTAGCGAACCTTGAGTCTTTTGTGCAAGTTTTGTTACCTTATCCTCAAACATCACCTTAGGAAGATCTGTTATCTCCTGGATAGGTACATTGAGCAGGTTAGCGTCAATTCTTTCTGCAATTTTTTCTTCAGCCATTTCAGCCGTGATGTATAATACGTTTTTCCCTCCCAAGAGTGCGGCAGACGCAACATGGCACATAAACAAACTTTTGCCGACACCAGTGCCAGCAAGAGCAATGTTAAGCGTTTTATTCGGAAGACCACCCTTTGTAATTTTATTGAAATATTCAAGATCAAATTTGATCTTGTCTTCCTTGCGGTGGTACGATTCATAGCGTTCCTCATAATCAATTAGATAATCATGACCAATGTGAGTGTCGAAAGAGACCGCCAGAGCGTCTGAGAGAATGCCTGGGATAGCATCTCTATCCTGATCTTTATCCTTTCCATCAGCAAGAGCAATGGACTCCATCAGTGCCAGATAAATTGCACGATCACGACACCACTTCTCTGTAGTGTCACAGAGCCACTCAAATTCTGAATGAACTTCTTCCAAAGAAGACACAAGGTCTGTTATCTCTTTGAAGTTCTGATCATTAATGTCTTGTCGCTTTTCTACTTCAATACAAACAACTTCTCGTGTTGCTGGTTGATTGTATTGCTCCACAAAAGATGAGATTTCTTCAAAGATAATCTTTTGATTATTATCTTCAAAGTATTCTGGTTTGATAAAAGGAATTACCTTCCTAAGATATTGCTCATTGTGTATGAGATTTCTAAGAATTAGAAACTCAACTTTCTCCATAACTAAACTCCTTCATGGCAATTTGATCAAGTTTTTCCATCACTTCAGGAGTGAAGTAAGTTTCAGGATCCTTCAGGATCGCCTTAGCATACACCTTTTTAGTCTCGCCGTCAACGGTCATCTCATATCGACCAGCAACGTTTTTCCAAAGCCCGCCAAGTTCACCAAGTTCAAGAAGACCATAATATCGATCAAGACCACGCTCATCGTAATACAGACGCACTGTAACATCTTTGTTCTCCTTACTTAAACGCGACTTAGCAGTCTTAGCCTTGATAAGATTTCCGACGACTGCAGTTCCATCCTTTTCTTTCTTTTTGCTGAGATAGATGATTGTAGAAGCAGCATACTTGAGACCGCTGCCTCCTCCCATTTCTTTTGTAGGGACATAAGCGCCAATGACATCATAGGTGTGGTTAGTAACAATCATGGGAATGTTTGCTTGACCAAGTTTCAGAGTCAACATACGGAATGCACCTTTGACAAGTTGAGATTTGGTCATATCCCTAACCTGCTTGTCATCAAGAGCATCACGAATCTCTTTCTCTGTGGAAAGCATACCAAGAGAGTCTAACACAAACATACAGGGTTTGCGTTCTTCTTCAGATTTTTTTAAGTATATGTCTACTGCTTTTAGTGCTTTGGTACGGAACTCCTCAATCGTCACCACATTGACGACGACAAGACGCTCAAGATCTATCCCACGACTTGCGATAAGAGATTTATTAACAGCCGCTTCAGTGTCAAAATATAAACAATACCCATCAGGATTAGCATCAAGGAAATTTTTAACGACAGCGAGGCTGAAGAAAGTTTTGCCAGTGCTAGACTCGCCAGCAATGGCAGTAATCTTATTCCCAGATACACCACCAAATATAGACCCTG